TAGGCTTCTAAAGTCGCCTCTGTACTAGCATCTAGAGTCTCGGTTCTCGCTATTCTTTCGGCTCTAAACTTTTCGCTACTACTATAAAAACTTTCTATCTTTTTAGTAGTATCTCTTAGAGTAGCGTTATTTAAGGTCGCGTCAGTTAGTATCTTTTCTAGTTCTTGCCTAGTTTCTCGATTGAAATTCAAACCGGCTCTGGCTAATCTATCCTTTAGATTATCCGTTATTCGTTGCGTTATCTCAAACTTTAGCTTTTCTTCGCCGGCTAACTGTAAAGCGATTGGGCCTTGGTCTTTAGCCAATTCTACCAAAATCGGATAGACTTCTTCTATTAGTCTTTTAGTTTCTTCGTCTAAATCAAATAAAATATCGTTATACGCTTTCGACCTAACGAACTGCGGAGTTAGTCTATCTATAACTACCTTCTCTTGTTTTTTTAAGAATTTAACTACTTGCTTTTTCGTAACCTTAGCGTACTTCTCTTGCATCTTAATAAGCGAAATTCTAAAGTTCTCCTTAGTTTCGGGACTAATAATTAGCGCTTTAATCTTCGGTCTTTTATGGTGGATTATTTTAATAGTCGCCTTGCCATTTTCCTTTTTAACGTCAGTTAGAATTTTCGCTGCTATTGGCGAGCCGGCCGGAGATAGATTAAACGGCAGGTAAAACTGGTTTCCGCCTTCTGTTTCTCCTAAACCTTTTTCGGCTCTAATCTCGTCTCTGGTTTTCCACATATTGATAGCGGCAGTATCTTCGGAAAGTTGGGAGGTTCTATCTTCTGGGACGGGCGACTCGTATCTAACGGTAATCGAAGGGTCGCCGTAGGTCTTATCGATATAAGTTTCTAAAGTATCGGCTATTCGATACATCTTCGGGTCGATAACTCTCTTAGCGAAAATATACTCGCTACTTTCGGCGTTTGCTCTATTTACGTCCTCGGTAATACCTAGAATTGGTTTAGGAACTCGAAACATCGCCATAATATCATCTCGGCTCATATGCTTAGCGGTCTCTAAAGCTATCCCTTCTAAACCTGTTCCTAGTTGTGTAAAAGTAACTTCGGAGTTTCTAACGATTGCTACCTTACCGGCGTTATCAACGCTTCCATACTCGCTTCTCCAGCGTTCCTTAAGCTGCTTAAAATCGTCCTCGTTCATTTGCGGTACAGATAAAATACCGCTAGGACGAGCGTTATTAAATAAGAAGTTTCTAGTAAATCTAGAAGCGTATTCTTCTGTTTGTATATAAAGCTGTCCGGCCGCGACTACTCCGTAACCTCTAGATGGGTCTTCAGGATTAGGTAGCTTAAAATGCATTACTTCGTCTAATTCTAGGGGTACTTGCTCTCCGCTCGGTAGGTTATAAACGTAGCCCGTTATATATCCGTTCTTAGCCATTATTACTTGGACTAAATCTGGTCTTAATAAATAAATCTCTTTAGGCTTTCTCGAAACCTCACCAACCCTAAAATACCAAAAAGCCTCTCCGGTTAATTCTATAAAGGCTTGGGTTAATTCAAATAAAACAAACTGCGAAATAAAAGGATTAGGTTTTCTTAGCAGGGTAATAAAAGGGTGGTTATCGATTTCTACTTCATCGCCTCTAGAATTATCTTTAACTATTTTGAATTGTATTTTTCCTACTTCTCCGGCTATCGCCCCTACGCAAGTCCAGACGTAGCCGACGTTACTTTTTAATTGGGTTCTTTTAGTAATAGCGTTGGGATTAGACCAATCCAGCATAAAGGTATTCTGCGAAGGTGTATTATCACCAAATCCGGCGAATAGTTTTCCGACTATTGGTATTCGGACAAGCGGGTTAGCCATTAGCTATAAATATAACATAAATAGTCATTAAATAAAATCAAATTCAACATTTGGTTGATAAACTAAGCGCCAGCACATCTCTAGAGCATCGATAACGTCTAGATTTTCGCTATCGGGATAATCCTGCATCTCTTGCCAAAGTTCGTTATCACCCTTAAATAAAATCTGGCCGGTGTTAATAAAAGGCTCTAAACTCTCGATACGCTCCTCTTTTTTCTTACTTTGGTTTATCCCCTCGAACGGTATGTAGCGACCCCTATCTTGGCTTTTTTCCTTAATAACGTCTAAAAAGTATTTCTGGAATTGTACCGACTCTATCCCAAACCTCTCGAATTGGTAGGGTAAGTTAAAGATAGTTCGGATAGTTTCTTCGGGCGGCATTTGCTTACCGATACTTTCTACCTCGTAGACTTTACCGTTCTTATCTTTTCCTAAAACTACGATACCTACTAAACTACCCTTCTTAGTTTCTCCTAGAGCTAAATCGCAAGAACCCCAGTATTTAACTATCTCCGGTAGGTATTCGTATTTTTGCGGCTTAAAGTAAGTAAACTCGTTAGCTTCGGGAAATTGGACTAAATAGTATCGCTTCCAATCTTTACCGGTCGTTTGCGATTTCTGTTGCTCTAATCTTTCTTGGTTTATTCTGCCTTCCGCTATAGCTTGCTCTAGAGGTACTCTAACCTTTTTATAAAGCGGGTCTTTGTAGGCGGTCTCGAAGATACTATTCTCGATACAGTTTCCGCTTAATACCATTTTACCCCAGTCGCCCTCTAGCATACGAACTATTTTAGAAAATTGCTCTTGCCGTTTTATTAGTCCGGCTTCTTCGACTACTACTATATCCCCACCCTCGCCGACTACTCTTTCGCCTTCTCTAGTTATATTTCTAGAGTCTACGCTAGTAATATAAATCCAGCCCCCGTCATACCACCGCAAGGCTTGCTTACTCATCTGCACTTTTAGTTTTTCTATATCGGAAATATCGGCGTTAATTAGACCTTTATATAACTTAGGGTGGTTAGAGATATGCTCTAAAACATACTCCATAATCTTCTGGGCTTTTTCTTCACTACCGGCGACAATAGGTATTTTTAGATTGCGGAAAACTGCTAGATAAAGACAGGCTATCGCTATATCGTCCGTTTTACCGTAGCGCGTAGGAGCAGAAATCCAAACCCACTTATATTTAGGATTAGTAACCGCTTCGAAAATATCGCACTGCCCGTCGGTTAAATCAAACGGCTTACCCTGTTTCGTTCGGAACAGGCTCGCTACCAGCGTCTTTATTATCCGGTTCTTCTTCGTCATAGGCTTTCTGTAATATACCGGCTATTTCTTCGGTACTCTTAGTATCGTCGAAAGTAACCGTAGCTTTCTGTAAGGGTTTGCCGTCCATATAAGCCCAGACTAATTCTATTGCCTTTAAGTCTCCACCTAGAGCCTTGTCGATAACTTTAGCCCCTAGAGCTTGCTTAATTCTAGGGTCGGAGTTCATCATCTCCCTAATAGTCTCGGTTATAGAATAGCCTTTAGGCGGCCTACCGCTTGGGTTGCCGCTCTCGCCTGGTTTGAAAGAAGTATCGTTAGCTTTATCTTCGTTTGACATATCCCTGTAATTTCCCTGTTCTTATTATATCAAATTGGAGCGTCAGGGTCGGTATCGCACCGCCTTCTCTAGCTTGGAAAGCCAGCGTCTTACTTTTAGACGACTGACGCTAGTTAATCTCTTTAAGATAAGGTTTTCTAAATTTCTCTACTAACTCTTTTAAGCTAGGTTCTAACGGCATTAGGTATTTATACTTACGCTTTATTATTACTTTCTCTACTTCGCTATCTATATTTTTCCTAATCCAGTCTAGGCTATGAGTATTATACCTCTTACCGATTGTTCTAGTTTGATATACAACCCCTCTTAATTTAATTAAGTTAGCTTGTCCGGCTCTACCCATAAAAACCCAATTACCCGCTTGGTATATCTTACCTAAGTGTCCGTAATTAGGGTCGGAGAAAGAAACTACTAACTTAATTCCTTTGTTAGCTTTTTTTAATAAATTAAGCGCTATCGAAACTATTTTAGTAACTGCCGCTTCGTGCGTTCTCAAAGCTATTCTAGTCAACTCGCAGATTTCGGTTTGCTTTAACCCGAACGGCCTACCTATATTTCTACTAGCTCCTCGGCTAAATATAACTACCCCAATAAATTTATTATTTTCCCAGACTCCTATTCTTACCGACTTACCGTAAGGCATCGATTTAGAATAATGCCAATTTTCTACCGCGTATTTAGCCGCTTGGAACGTGCAGAAATCAAGGTGTAAATTTCGCTCCGCATTCGGGACATTCAACTTCTTTTGCATCGAATTTGTCTAATAAAGCCTCGTTACCGGTAGGCGAGAAATTATCTAGTAATTCTTGTAAGTTTACCGCTTTACTTAAATCAACTTTATAATCTTCTAGGTTTATTTTAACGCCGTTAATTAACTCGGCTAAGTCTGTATCGATATAATATCCGGCGCGGTCGTTATCGCTAATAGCTATTTCTATTTTTTCTTCTTCGGTTTTTACGTTTACTATACTAACCCAAACATCCTCAATCCCTAAATCCTGTAAAATTCTTAGACGCATATTTCCGCCTAAGACTTCGCCGTCCGGAGTTATAACTAAAGGTTTATAAAGATACTCGCCGGTTATTTCTTTAATCCTTGTAAATTGTCTTTTTAGCCGCTCGAAGTCGTCTTTAGTTATCGCTCTAGGGTTCTTGTCCCAATTCCTTAATTTAGATATATGCCAGATAGTTTTTTCCATCAGCTTATTTTAGAGTTTCCTTTATCCGGTAGCTTATCGGTAACCATTATATTTCCGTATTCTATCTCGCCTTTTATTAAGTCTACTTTTTCGACTTTATTCTTTAACATACCGACCCTCTGGCGTTCGACCATTAGGATAACGTCCCAGTCTATATTTATTCGGTTTACCGCCCGTTCGTGGAACTCTTTGTCGTGCTGTAGGTCTAGCATCGTTTGTAGGTTTCTCTTTTCGATTGAAAATTTCATTTTATATGGTAAGGCTGTAATTGCCAGCCGTTTTTATCTTTTTTCCAGACTACGCTTACTATTTTACCATCTACCAGTAAATCTTGCTTCGGGGTTATATGTATAGTTTTAATTGTCCAATTAACGTAGGCTTTATAACCTTCTTTTAGAACGTCCATAACGTAGCAAACGTCTGGGCCGAAGCACTCCGCGAAGAACCGATATTTTATATTCTGATATAAATAGGCTAGGGTTAGATAACAATAGAAACCGCCGCCTGTAATCGGTTCTAAACTCTCATATTTAGGCGGCTCTAAAGTCTTTTGTATAGTCGGGTTTCTTAAATCGTCTACTTTCCAAACTCCGGCCATTTTAATTCCGTGCCTACCAACCTGTACCCCTTCTATATAGCCGACATTGTAATCTAGTTGGAAGTCGTCGTACATCTTACGAAAGGCGTTCGGAGGAACTAAAGTATCATCCTCGATACCGAAAACGTAGCTACCCTTAATATCTTTTTTACTTCGTTCTTTCATTTCGATTATCCGGTTGCGTTGTATCGAAATCCTAGTATTAGTCGGGGCAGGATTTCCGCTAATTAAGATTTTAGAGCCGTTAAATTTATCTTTCCGTTCTTCTAAGAAGGCGGTCGTCCTATTGATTATATTCTGATTATCAGTATCTATATAAAAATAAACTTCCGTGCCGAGCCAAGGCATTTCTAAGTTATCTAAACTAGGTAAAAACCTATCTAGCGCCCACTCTCTAGTTAGCGGTACGAAAACGGTTACAAGCGGCTTTTCCGACGGTTTTATTACTTTAAGCATTGTTCGAAAGTATCTAGGTAAACTTGCCTCATTTTATTCCAAGAAAGTCTTTCGGCTATTTCGTTAGATTTTTCGCTTAATCTTTCGACTAACTTATCGTCGCTCGCTAATTGGTCTATCTTATCCGCTAATACTTGAGGTTTAGTCTGGTGGCTTGGCATATGCATCCTAGTAAAAAGCATTTTTCTACTATCAGTATTTATTAAGGACTCGGCCTCTAGTATCTCGTTCTGGGGCGGTAAGTTAGTCATTATCGGTACTAGGCCGCGAGATAAGCTCTCTTGTAGCTGTAAGGATAAGCCGCCGTATTTTCTAGGTAGAAGTAGACAATCATACTCTCCGACGTAATTTTCCCAATAGTTCTCTACTTCTCGGTCGTCTATTCTAGTATTAAAAGGGCTAGGGTTTTCTATATAAAACTGCGACTTAATAATAAACTCGACGTTTTTACTTTTAACTAGAGGTATAGCTTCCAGAACTATATCCGTTCCGTTCCGATTATCCTCAGTCTTATGGCCGGCGATATGTAAAAATCTTCTAGCTTTAGTCTTTTTGGTAAAAGTTAGAACTTCTCTATTTATAGGTACGGGTAATTCGATAATCTTTACTTTATCGCTAAAGTTATTTCTAACATCGTCTAAATTCCAATTAGTCGGCGCGGCTAGTACGTCTGGGAAAGCCCAGTCCGGCCTAACGAAATAATCTAGAAATTCGTAATTAAATTGGTTAATAGAGATGACACCTTTTTCTTTGGCTAGGGAAAATAATCTGTAAGAATAAGGAGACTCGATAGTAAATACTAAATCTATATCGGTTAGAAGCCAATTAAAATCTACTTCGTTAGGGAAGCCGTGTACAAACTTTACATTATCGCCGGTATACCATCGAGGATAGGTTTTAGCAATCTTACCTTTAGACTGATTAACCGCCGTTATATCTACAACTAAAGTTTTATCAGGTTTAATATGGTCGTAAAACTCTTTTGTTTGTACCCCAAGTCCCGTACTATCGCAACGGGCTACTAGACCAATTCTCATAAGTTTTTATACATCGGCTCACCGGCTCTCCCGTCTAAGTGGTAGCTTCTTTTCATATCTCCGCTCGGAGCATAAACCATTATTTTCCAATCGTTCCAGCCGGCCTTACCCCTATCCTTATAATCGCTAATTACTCTACCGTGAACCTTATCCTCTATAAAAGACTTCTCCTCCGGATTAAAATACTTATCTAGCGTTTTTATATAAAATTCGGTAGAGGCGAGGTGCGGTCGTTGCGACCACTGCGCCGTTCTAATTATGGGAACGTCGTTAATAGTTATCGGTTGCTCGTCTAGCATCAAATGCTTATGGTCGGGTAGTATAAGAGCCTCGTGGTGAAATCTAATTAAATTAGCGTCGCCCTCTAGAATAGTTTTCTGTAATGCCTCCCAAGGTATATATTCGCAGAGCGGCGTGTCGTGTTCTACAAAAAGAATAAGCGGAGTTTTAACATCTCTTAATACTTTTCTAGTCATACCGGACTGGTGGTTAAACTCGTCGAACATTACCGGAGTAACTTTTTTCCACTCGAAATTAGTTTTCCAAAGTATTCGTCTAATATACTCCTGATAATCATTATTACTCTCCTTTTGCTCCTCACGCACGCCGTCAATCATTAAAATTATTTCCGAACCTGGCAGTTTATCTCTTACGCTTAAAATAGTTTCTTCTATAATCGAAGTATCGGGGTTAGACTTTATAGGCGAAGTTGGTATTAAAACTGTAATAAGGCCGTAATCCATTTTAGTTTTCGATAGATAACTAATATCTTCTTTTATATTATATTCTAGTTTCTTTTTATATTGTTGCCACCAAGAGAAAACTCGATTATTAACGTTAGGATACCTGTCGTAATAGTTTACAAATACCCCTTTTAGCTTTTTCCAGTCCGTTAGAATAGGGAAAGGTAAATCAGAAGAAGCAGAGTTAGTAAAAAGGTAACGCCAATAATTAGTAGCTTTCGCATTTTTAGGTATTTTATCATCTACGATAGGAACGCATCCAGCCTCTAAGGCTTCGTAGAAACGAAAGGTATCAGGAGTTTCCGGCCCAGAGGGGCAAATAGCTATCTTCGTTCTAGATAATAACTCGTAATAGTCTTTTCTACTTAAACCCTCGGTAAACCTTTCAGTTTCGTTTAAGAACCCTTTATACTGCTCGTCCTCTAATAAAGCGTGCATAAACTTAGCGGCTAGTTTTCTTCGTTTATGAGTTATCTGTCCAGAAAAAGCCCAATCGTAGTCTTTCACTCCGTCGTTTTTGCCTATAAGTTCTCTAGCGTCCGGAGGCCAGCCATCGCCTAAATACCTGTCTGCTATTTTAGGTTTATGAAAGTCTGGGGTCATTTGATAAACTAATAAACGTTTGTGTTTTAGCTTATCTATCGGAAATACGTTTTCTTCGTCTCCGGCTAAAATAATTAAAACCCAATCTAGGTTTTTTATATCCTCGTTTATTTCGTCTACCTTATCAGAGTGGGAACGGGCAGGGATAATAACTATCGCTCCGCCGCTTTCGACCATTTTATCTTCGTGCCAGAACTCCTCGCCGGAGAATATATACTCTAAAAGACCCTCGTCCCAGTAACCCCGATTAGGAGTATCTTCTTTATAGCTTTTCCAAACTACCGGTATTCTCATAATCTAAATAATATATTAGCCTGATTAAAGTTCATATCGCCATTAAAAGGAGCGCCGTCTATAAAAGCCTTATAGCCGACCTTAGTTAATTTATTATAGATTTCGGGATAACTATTATTAAAGACGGGGCTAAATTCTATAAATAAGTTATTAACTCTTTTAGCTAAAATTAAATCCCAAAGTTTCTCGATTGCGTAAACTTCGTTACCTTCTATATCAATTTTTACTAACTCTATATTACCGATTGCTAAACCGTAGTAGGGAGATTTAGCGTTAATCCATTCGTTTTTTACAGTAACCTTAGATGCTATAAGGTTCTCGGCTAAATTCTTATTTAATAAACTTAAGTTGTTTTTATCGCCGTCTATAGCTAAAACGCGGTAGCCTAGTTTAGCCGCTATTATCGTATACCAACCTATATGACAGCCTAAATCCCAGAAATAATTATTTTTATCCCCGTCCTCTAGAACTTTCTTTATTATTTCTGTTTCCGGTTTCTCCCAAGCTCCGGTATTTATTAGGGTTCTGGAAACGTCGTCTTTACCGGAACAATAACCGGCGACGTTTTTATATCTTTCGTAGTTGTAGACCCACATAAAGCCTATCGAGGTTTCTATCTTAAAACTATCGTGGTCAGAGTGTCCGGCTTGGCATTGGTTCATAGGCGGTTTTATCAGTTTCTTTTAATAACCTTTTATTTATCTTTTTGGCGGTAATCCAAGTCCACTCCGGATAAATCAAACCGTACTGTTCTTTATCTATAGTTAGGCCGCTTTTATCTAGTAGCCAAGATATATAAGGGTACGGATAGTGGTGGCTAAACGGTTCGTGTTCGTCGCCTTCTATAAACTGGAAAAGGAAAACCCCGTTTTCTGCGAGAACGCGCCCTACTTCCTTAAAATAACTCTCGACCCCTTCCTTATCGATATGCTGGAAAACCGTTACCGAATAGATAAAGTCGAAATAGTTATCCTCCAACGGCAGAGTTCGGCCATCGTTGTCTATCAATTCTAAATTGGGGGGTTTAGAACCGTCTGCGTTTAATAACCTAGCTGTCTCGCCGGCTATTCTTATTAGACGCTCCGATATATCTACCCCGCACCAGTAGGTATCGCGTCTATATCTAGATAGGGGAATTAACAACCTACCTATACCGCAACCTATCTCTAAGTTTTTTGTAGCGTGAATTGGCGACTCTTTAGCAATTATACTTAATTCTACTTCTAGAGATATTTCGGGGTCGTGCATTTCTAAAGCTATATTTTTAGACTTAGCTTTATCGTCCCAGTATTTCTTTTCGATATCAACTCTTTTCATAGAATAGGTGTACCTCGTGCTGGTAATCTAACAAGGTTTCTTTATACCCAAACGCTTTAATCCAGTTCCTTAAATCAGTTAGGTATTCTTTATATTGGTGAAACATAAATTCGGGGTGGCCGCTTAACCATATTTTTGGTCTATGCTTTTTTATAGTATCACCTGCCCCTTCCAAAACTCGCCACTCGCTACCCTCAACGTCCAGTATTATTGCTGTAGGATAAGGTATAGTTTCCGCTATCTTATCTATCTTAAACTGCGGCAATCCGTCAGCTTCTTGATATAACTCACTAAACCCGTGGGCTTTCTCAATCTTTCCTCTAGCATAAATAGGCCACCCGTCTTTATCAGTTACCCAACCCAAACCCTTAAATATATTTTTATCTGGTTTCTTTGGCATTGGCCTATGTAGATTGCTAGCGAAACCAGCAAAACAACCTAAAGGTTTCTTTAATTTATTAGCTTCCCAAACCGCTTTAATAACCGGCCAAGCCTTGTAGTTTGGTTCGAATAAAACCACGTGCGCCCCCCACATTTGGCACAACGCCGGCATTTCGCCTAGCTCCGCACCGACATAATAAACTATATCTAGCTTACCGATATTCTCGTGCATAGACTCAAGGCGTTTCTTTTCCCAACCCTGCTTGGTGTACCATTCCGGTCTTGCCGCCCTATGTTCGGGAAGTTTTATCTTAAACTTACCGTTTATTAACGTGTCAACCATTTTTACCATATTCTACTTTTCACCTTTAGGTATCATAAATCTTTCTATAAAGTCAGAGGACATCCCTATGTGATAACTATTGGCTACAACTTGAGTAACTATATTAAATACCAGTTGACGAGTAATTAAACCTTTTTCGTAAAGTAATAAAAGACCTTTAACTAAATCCTCAAACCCTAATTCTTTCATTTATTTATAACCTCCAATATTTTAGCCCACCTTTGTAAATAAGTGTGGTCTCTTTTAGTGCGCTCGTGGCCGGCTATTCTTATTCTTTCGCGCTCCTCGTCGTGGGTTAGAAAATAATCTATAGACTGCTTTAAGTCATCGAAGTTACCGAAAGTATAAGTAATTAGTTCTTTTTCTAAATCGAAGTAGTCCTCGATACCTTTTATATAAGGAAAGATAATAAATCCGCCCCTGCCGGTCGTCTCGAATAGTCTATCGGAGAAGTAATAAGGATAATTAAAATTAGGTGAAAGAGTATCGCCGATAACTATTTTCGTAGAGGCGTAAAGAATGTTCAACTCCCTGCCACGAATAACACCCTTACCATCCCCGCCCCAATGCTCGAACTTATCTTTATAAGTTTCTTTTAGCCAGTCTATCAGTTTTGGCCGCCAAGCCCACTCCTCGTGATAACCCCGACTACCTACAAATACAACATCTTTAATAGGGCTAAAGCCTTCGTATATATAACACTCTTTATCGTAAACTCCGGCCGGCATAAAATATCCTTTTACTTTGGTGTTTTTATTTAGCCAGTCTGCCATTTGAGGGTCGACCGTAAAGAAATAGTCCAAATCAAAAAGCTCGCTATCTTTGTATTCGTCCCACCTTTTAATACCCATATATAGGTCTAAGTGGTAAGTCAGAGTAGGTATTTTTCGCCTCTTTAGTTCCCTGATAGCTTCTCTAAGCATATCCGTATGCCACCCGTGGGTATGTACCCAAATAAAAAGGTCGGAACGCTTAGCGCTATCAACTACCTGCTCCGCACTAGCGCGCTGTTCCGGTAATTTAATTACTTCGTGTCCTAGAGACTCTAAAGATAAAGCGTGGTGGTTCTCGCTACTAAAAGGCACATCAAAGTTTCCTAAGAAAGTAATTTTCATTTAATCTTCTTAATTTTAATACTGCTTTTTTTATCTTTCTGTTCGGCTTTTTGTGCAGTTCTAAAAGCCGCTACTTTTTTCCAGTAGTTTTCTATCCTCGGCTGTATTTTATCTTTGGTATGGTTACGCATCCGGTGTTTTGACTTCCTAGCGCAACTACAAACCAAAAACTCGACATTAGGTTTCATTTTCTATCTTCTCTAGTTAGTATTTTAGCTTCCGATTGTTGACCTAGAACGCTAAAAGTATCG